CCACCGGCCATCTTGCTCTTGAAGTCGGTGATCGTTCTTAATGGTGGTCTGTTAAATTGGGTTGCCATTTTCTTTAATTACCTCTAGTTAAACAGTTCCAATAACTTCATCGAACGAGATGCCAGTTCTTGTGGCAACGAAGGTAAGACCAATAAAGTTAATTGATCTTGCAGGTTTAATGAAGATGTCTGCGACAAACTCATTATTATCTATGATAGCAGCAGTGTTATTTGTTTCATCACAAACAACTCTGAAGTCAAAGATACCTCGTTTTGACTGAACATCACGAAGGAATGGTTCAACAATATTCACAAAGTTAGTTCTTGTGATTTCGTCGTTGAACTCAAAGAGTTGATCTCTAGCGGCTGCTGAGATTGCCTCCTCAAGGAATATAAACAATCTGCGAACGTTGATACGATCAAATGCAGATGCTTTTCCGAATCCAGTTTTATCACCGAATAGAACAATACCTGCTCCGGGTGAGAAAATTACTGGGTTAATTCTATTCGAGTAAAGTATGTCTCTCTGAGTTTGATTCGGAGTGTATGCAAGTTTTACTGCGTTTAGAATTCCACCTCTTGCGGTTCCAGCTGGTGAGAACCAAGGGAAGTTGTTAATATCATTTCTGGCACATGTTCCAGCGATATCACCATTTAATGGTACATATCTAAATGTGTCGGAGAATCTATCAAACATATACTTGTATCCACTATCGAATACTGCATATGTTGATGATGTGATTGGAGCATAGAACCCTGTCACATTGTCTGTAATGTCTGCTGCTGAGAGTAAAGTAGTAGTTCCTCCACTTCCTCCTAAGAATGAACCTCTGTTTGGTGAGATAAATGCAACAACATCTTTTCTTATTTCAGCAATAGAAATAAGTTTGTTTGCAATCGCCTGTGCTTCATGTTCTGGATAGTTTGCAGATCCCATTAGTAGGAAATCAATATCAAACTCTTCTTTGTTTTCAAACAAGTCATATCCAGCAGTGATACCGCCTAGACTTGCACTCATTGCACCAGCAGTCTGGATTCCTGTCTGTCCGTTGTAGTTCTTACCACCGGTAAGAGTTGCTGTTACGACACCAGATCCAGCAAATGAGATACCCTGTGCTTTTTGATCCCAACCATTATCACTTGCAGTATTAAATGTACCGAAGTTAAATGATGTTGTTGTGATTCCAGCAGGAGCACCTAAAGCAAATATTTGATTTGAGTTAGTATAGATATACTTCCTCCAGTATGAAGGTGATCCAGCAGAAAATTCTGCATCAGTTGCTTTTGATAATCCTAAATGTTTTTCAAGAATTGTACCAGCGTTACCTGTTACTGTTCCTTTGTCATCTATTACAACGACATGAACTTCATCAAATCTAGAACTTCTTGATGATGCATAAGATGATGTTCCGGGTCTTTCTGCAAGTGTATTCCACTTTATAGTAGAGTTACTTAAAGTAATTTCTTGCTGATCAAACCAATCTACTCTTGATGAGTATGATGTTGATCCAAAGGATACGCTTTGTCCTGCAGTCGTAAATCCTACAGTACCTGCTGCTATAAATGCATATGTACCGTTTGGTGTGTAATCTCTAGTTGTGGTTACACCTGCAGCAGTTGTATGCTCAAGAATCTTTACTGATATCTGACTATTTCCAATCTCAGTAATCATTCCTTTTAGGAATCCATCTGCAGCGGCTGTTGTTCCAGATCCAGCAATTACCTTACCATCCATTGTTTGAGTAACACCCATACCAACAGCAAGTGCTGAAGATACTACAGCATTTGCACCAAAGTCAAGTACTGTTGTTATTGGGCCCTCACTATTTGTTGTAGGACTTGATAGTGAAACAATTCCAACGTTAGGTATGGCGGTTACAGTTGTTCCCTCTGGTATAATATCTCCTCTAACTACTTGTCCTACAGAAATAGAGGCTGTTGATATTCCAATGGTGGTTGCTGATCCTACATGCACTGTCGCTGATCTATTTGTTATAGCAGCGGTAAAATTAACTACTTGAGAAGTGTTAATACCAGATAAAATTTGATCTGCTTTACTATCAATAATTGATACTTTTAAATCATTTGCCCATGATCCGGGGTTTCTTGCAGCAATGACTGTATTTGATAACGCATTCAGATCATAACCTTTGTTATTATAATCTTGTGTGCTTAATATTTTTATTTCAGGCGAACCGTCATCAGTCGCGTTTTGAAGGTCGTCATCATCCGATCTAACAACACTTAAGATACCACCATATGAAAGATATGATGATGCGGTTAACCAATACTCATAATGTCTGTCAATGTCAAGTGGTTCACCGAAGTTATCAATTAAGTCTTGTTCGTTCTCAATTGTAGTAGGCTCATTGACTGGGCCTTTTTGAAATGGTGCAACAATAGCACCAGCCTTCGTAGTAGCAGTATCTACTCTACCAATGGTCAGGTCAACTTCTCTTACAACGAGTCCGGGAGATGCTAAATTTAGAGGCATCTTTTTTTCTCCGTAATGTCCAGAATTAATCTGAAATTATTTATTGAAAAGGGTATTTTCAGTGGGGAAACCGTGCGTGAACTACCAATCTGGATACTCCCATCTGTTACTTATCTTCTTTTTGGATTTCTTCACTCTTGTTTTTGTACAGTCTTTACACTCATATGAATATGAAGATAGAGTGCTTCGATTTTTTCTAGTAACATAAAAATCGTCCATGAGAGTTTTGACTACCCCACAGACGCGACATTTTCTCTCTGTAAATAATAAATGTTCTAATTCTATCTGATCATCTAAGTCCATTACAATATACTAATTGTTTGTGATCCGTCTTTGTTACTTGTTATCGTAATTTTTTTACCCGGAAATAATTTAGTAAGTATTTTTTTCAATTTTCTATTTCTAAAAGGATTATCCATTAATAATAATCCCACATATATGATCGATCACCATACTCATCAACTTTCCATAAGTCACCAGATGAATCAACAAAACTGCTTTCGTCTAAACCATCTTGGATAAATCCAAATGGAGCCATATCTTGTTCAATTTGATTTCTTTGCTCTTCATAAAGTCTCTTTCTGATATCATTATCAGTCATCTCCTTGAAATAATCTTGTGCCACTAACCACGCAAAGATAACTAAGCACATTGCTAAATCATCATTACACCCTTCCTCTGCCTCAAATGAGTTATGTTTTTGTGAAAAAGTAGTTAACTCTGATATTATCTCATAATCTTTGACTAATATTTTATCATCCTCAAGCAAAGTTTTAAGATTTGAACATCCTAATTTCTTTACAGCTGATGTGGTTCTCACACCAAGTTGAGTTTTTTTACCAGAAAAACCTGTGCCAACAACCTGTCCTGCACGGCCTCTCATAGATGCCATAAGTAAATTATCATATTCTAAATCATAATGAATAATACTTGCTACTTGATCACCAATATCATTTACTTCAACTAAAACAAACGCACCATTGTAACCTTTTGCCACATCATGAATAATACTTGGAAATAACATTGGTTTAATATCATTATTCTTATACTTTGCTACAATATTGTATGGAAAGTTGGTTATATCAAAAACTATGAACGCTGAGTAATCATTACCTAGACCTCTAGCAACATCAACAGTAATGAGATATTGATGATTTTTTACTGGTTTTTCATGTATATCTAATCCCGCATTTCGAGTTATCGGGTTTTCATACACAAGATTTTTTAACTTTGCCGGATTAATTAATGTATTGACAGATCCTAAAAATTCACACTCAAACTCAACCTTGAATTGTTGCTCAGATGTATTTGCAATTGTTTGTTCTTTCCATGCCTCATCTCTTCCCGGAACTTCAGACCAGTGAACTTCTGTTGGTACATATTCATTCTTGCCTCTCTCTGCGTCGTGCCACATTCGGTAGAAGTGATTCATACCTCGTGGTGTAGAGACTATGATGACCTTTGTGCTTTGTCCAGAAGATATAGTAGGATAAACAGAGGCAAAGAAGTCGTCAGCAATGTGATTCGGGATAAAAGCGAACTCGTCGAGAAAGATGACATTATAGGATCCACCTCTGACAGCAGATGAAGAAGTAGAGTTAGCTGAAATTTTGGATCCATTTTCAAGTTCAAGAGAACCTTTATTCCATGCGATTATACCCTGTTGCATCCATTTTGGCAAGTTCTCATATGCCAACTGCAATCTACCTAATAAATCTCTGGCAGTAGAGGCCTTGTTCGCGAGTATAGCAATATTAACATT